CCGCCCCGATGTCTGGTCGTTGACAAAGGTCGTGATGTACGCTGGGATAGCCATTGAGAGGCCATTGGTCCCAAGCGCCGCAGTAACAGCAGTGCCCGCTGTAGTTGTGCTGGTGAACCCAGTCCCAGCCCTACCGGAAGTTTGATCGTTTACGAAGGTCGTGATGAACTGGGGCACGGCCATACTCAGGCCGTTGGTTCCCATAGCCGCCGTGATGGCGGTTCCAGCCGTCGTAGTGCTGGTAAACCCTGTGCCTGCAATGGCACCCGAGGCTTGAGTCTGCACGGTCTGCGCAACCGTGTTGGCCCCACTGATGATGATGGTGGCTGCGCCTGCCGCTGTGGCGGCGCTCAGTGTGACGTTGTTCCCGCCTTGAAGGACAAAGTTTGTCCCCGTGAAAGACGACACCCCCGCCGTATTACCGGAGAGGGTCTGTCCTTGAACGTGCGCAGAGTTCCAGTCACTGGGACGAACGACAGATGTCGCTGTCCCATCCGCAACCGTCTGCGTATAGGCGTGATACAGCGCCGTCATGGTTTACAGCGCAAAGATGCCGCTGGCGTTCCAAGTAATCGTGATATTGCCGCCATTGGGCGTGACCGGCAAACCAGTGACAGAGGTATCAATGTAAGCAACCAGACGAGAGGTTGCTGAACTTCCGGTATCAATATAGATCACCAGAGCCTCAACGCTGGCCCCTGTGACACTGGTGTAGGTCACATCACCGCCGTCAAACACACCGTTGGTCACACTCTTGGTGGCACCAATCGTCTGAGCCGTACCAACAACGCCCGTCAGAGACGTCAAGAACTGATCCGCCGCGTTGTAGGTGTAAGTTCCTGTGTCAACCAGAGCAACCTTGACAGTTCCGGTCAACAGATCAGTGTTCGCGCCGCCACCCAAGATGGCTTCTTTGTACTTCGGATAGATGGCATTTGCCATGATTTACTCCTTCAGAGACTCAATAACCCCTGACATCACCGATGTCCGCACTCAAGATGACTCGCCCTAATTGGTAGTCACCATCTGCCACGTTTGACACGAACTTCAGACGCAACTCTCTGCGCTGTTCCTTCATGTCAATTTTGTTCGTATTTGGGGCAAACGTATAGGGGGCAGACTCAACATCTTCTGATTGCGCATACGGACGCCCCGTCACAATCAACTCCATGTCGCCCTCTTGGATGAAGTCTGGCTCTACACGCTCAAGCCTCAACCACCTATTTGCGCCTTCCATTGCAGGTTGCGTAGGGCCACCTGACACCCATCCGAGATCATTAGTCTCGAAGTAGCTCTCAATAGCCGTCACAGTCGTGCCGTCAATAGCATTGACGCCGTACTCATGTTGATAGACCTGAATTCGATCAGGCTCTGTGCTGAATGTGGCTGTGCTTGACCCGGTTCCTGTTGCAACCAACGACATCTGAATGCCCTGCACATAAATCGCAGAGATAGGAACAGAAAATCCCGCCCCAGAACCACCAAGGTTCGTGTTGCTTGCGCTCAGAGTGTTTCCAATAGCATACCCTGCGCCAGGACTGGTTACAGTTACAGACGTCACGGAGCCGCCACTAACTATGACCGTAGCGGTAGCTCCAGCCCCCGAGCCCCCAGTCAAAGGTACGTTTGTATACGTTGCATTTGGGTATCCAGATCCACCAGTGATGGCCCCTAGCGTCTTGATGTTGCTGGATGTGATGGCATCCACCAATGCTCCACTAGCGATGTTTGTGCCATCAATCATCAGGCCGATCACTACTTCGACGTTATAGGTATCCAACAACAACCAATAACTTCCTGTTGTTGCGTTAACCGTAGCGGTAGTGACTTCCACCTCTTCAGAGGTCTCCCAGTCCGCGGCTACTGGATAGGCAAACACCTGCGAAAAGTAACCAGCAGACCTTCTGGCCCCCAATGCCTGCCCAGCGTCATACCAAGTGTTCTCTCGGATGTTGTAGATGATTGCGTCATTGCATTCAGTTGACTCTCCCCGCGGGTAGAACCACCAAACCTCACCAAAACGAGGTACCTTGGTTACCCATACTTTTTGACGCTGCGTGTAGTTCAGGTTGTCAAAAAAGTAGTTTTGATTTAGGTCGTTGGGGATCTCTTTGACAACACCGTTGTACAGAAGGAATCGGTCAACGCCACACCAGTAGTACACCCCGTCGTACTCAATAGCAGACTGACTTGACAGGATGGAAGACTGGCTTGAAACAATGTCATATCGCCAATACTGTGCCGGGGTGCCTTGGCCACCAATAAAACTCACCTTGATGAGGCTATCCAAGCTCCAGAACAGCCCACTGGGAGAGGCAGATCCGCCGCGCACAGGGAGGCCTTGAACGATCTTCCCTGTAGCTACATTGACCTCGTTTGCATCTGCAGACACCCAGTCTTGCGCATTACCCGCAGAACAGTTCTTAATCAGCCCATTGTTCCCGTAGACAAACACATACGGGTGAAGCGTCACAACGCCGCCAGAGACTTCAATGTTGTTGTTGAACGTCAGGGTTACCGTAGCCGATGCGGTGGCATTGTTGGATAGCGTGACAGTTGTGGTGGATACAGAGACAACTGTCGTTCCTGCCGGAATTCCTGCTCCAGTAACAGACTGGCCAGCACCGATCAAAAGGTTGGTGGCCGCTAGAGTGACTGTAGGCAGACCGCTTGATGTGGTGGCAGTATCAGTAAACACGCCGATCTGCGACATCGTGATTCCATTGATGTCGCCAATCAACACAGGTGTGTTTACCGTTGCGTCTGTTGCTTCTAGGTTCTGCCCAGGATGCGCCAGCAAAGAAGCGTTGCCTGAGCCATCTACATCATAGAACCCATCAAACTGCCAGAGGTTCAGGACACTTGCAGTAAAGTTACTCAGAGTGAAATCTGAAACACCAGCGCCAACGCCGCTGTCGTCAATTACAAGCTGTTGTAATCCATCACTGTAGCCGCTGAAAATGTAGTTAAAGCTGTCTTGAGCATTAACCCAAATTCCTCTTGACGGGCCGCTAAGCTGGCTGGATATGACTCTGTACCCTGAAATCTTTCGAGGTCTTCCGCGTTGAAACCGAACCCAAAGACCATCGCTATAGAACTGCTTATCAAAGATAGTTCCATCCCTCTGGATGCCAGATTTCGTATCAAGAGCGAAGACTTTTGCAGTCATCAGAACGTACCGCCTTGAACGCCGCCAGTGAAAGTCCCCGCACCAGTGATTGTCAACCCCGAGGCTGTAAGGCCAAACCTCTTGGTCGCAAGTATTGAAAACGCAATCTCACCCGATCCCGGTCGATACATTCCAGACGATGTTTCGCTGGCAAAGTTCAACACCGGAGCACCAACAGTTCCGTTAGCCAACGAGATTGTTGAAGCGCCTGCGGCAATCGTAGATGCGTTGTAAAGGTTTACAGAATCACAAAGCAGAATCACCTGCTGACCAGCAGGAACTGAAGCTGATCCAGAACCAACAACTCCAGTGGTAAAGGTTATGTCATACCCAGCACCAGTGCCATTGGTTTGATTCGTGATGTAATAAACTTGAATGGTCTGGGGAAGGTTGATCTGCACGTTGCCAGACAGAGTACCCGTGTACTTTTGTACGACATTTGACGCCTCAGAAGGCGACAACGTGTAAATCCCAGACGTAACAGCCTTTGTCAACTGAGTAAAGTTGAAGAGGGTATTTCTGCCAAGACCTACTGTGTAAAACGCCGCTCCTGAGCACGCAATCAGACAAGAGTCTGCTGGCTGCAGATCAATTGCTGCCTCGCCGTTGATCGAATCTCCGCCAGATGGAGCAATCGACAACGATCCAGTTCCTCCGTTACGTACCAAAACGTACCAATCATCACCAAGAGTCGTGGCCGATGTAAGCGTCAGCGTCCCGGCCCCCGAAGTCCAGACATAAGTGCTTGCTCTATCTGAGGCAACAGCCGTGTAGTTCGAGCCAAAAGTATTGACCGGGAACGCAGAATTCAGCGTATTGCTGATGGCCTTCAGCCCGTACCCAGCAAGGGTCGCGGCATCAGCATTGGACGTTCCTACACCAAACGCAATGATCCCCCACGTTCCCGCGGTAGTAGCATTTGTCTTGATGTAGATGTACTTTGCTTCACTGGCGGCAATCGAAACAATCGTGTTGCCGTTGTAGTCAGTGACAACAAAGGTATTCGCACCGATGTTGCGGATCAGGGCATCTTGACCAACAGATGCCTGATTGGCAGGCGGCATAGCCAGTTGCAGCGAACCAGCAGACGCCGTAACGTCCATGATCCGCGCAGCATAGTCATCTGTCGCGTTACCGTTGATCGGCCACGAAAGAGCCGTGTTAGCCGACAGAGTGATACTGCGATACGAGACATCCGTCGGCTGGATGACGTTCCCGGTAAATGGACTATTGAAGCTCATCAGGAATCCTTCGCAACCGCTTGCCTGTCGCCAATCCTGAGCGTGTCTTCGGTCTTCAGGACATTGACGATTTGATCATATTGTGCCTGCCACATCTGCATTCTTTCGTCGTTCTTCAGAAACGGCATTGCCTGCAGTAATGATCCATACAGCAACGCTTGTGGAGCGTATTGGGTAAACCAGTTCGACTGATTTGATGTGTCTAGAGGAGCTAGGCGCTCGTAGTACAAGACTTCATACGAGTAATCATCCGCAGGCGTTGGGGCCACCAACCAATGCGTGTAGTCGTAGTCGCAATAAAACTTTGGCGTGTCTTCCTGGGTGGGATCAGGCCAATACTCGCGCAGGTACTCATACTTGCGAAGCAGGATGGGTTGCCTCTGACCGCTAACGGTGACGTTCATGGAGACTGTCTTTCTCCACCGAGCAGGCTTATCAATGGTGGCTTGGCCTTGCACCATGTTTGATGTGGCAACCGTCAGGTTCCCCAAAAATTTCAGGTCTGCCGCCAAGACTTGCTCGGCCAACATGATGAAGGTCGGGATCTTGTCTATCGTGGCTTGGTCTGTTCTTTCGAGATAGGTCTCGATGTCTTCCGCCAAGCTGGCATAGGTCATTACTGCTGCAACAGGCATATTTACCCCAAAAGTTTGGCTTCAGCTTGCCGCCGAATGGTCAAGCCTTTTAGCACTCTGCCAGCGGCCTTATTCCACTTCACGATTTCTTCCTGCGCGCCCGACCAGTCTTTGGCGTCTACCCGCTTCTTGAGCGTAGAGATACGGTAGTTTCCGAGTCCGCAGTTGTAGCAAAACGAAATGATCGCAGCGAACTGACGAGGAGACGCATTCTTTAAGCCAGGAGACATCTTGAGAGCGCCCACTGCAAAGTGCGCAACCTCTGCGGACAGTCGAGCCTGCGCCGCTTCCAAGCTCCATACCGTTCCAGGGCGTATATCAGGCCCCGTTGACCCCCACCCAATAGTCCAAGGTTCAGCGCCAGTACCCGGATCTGGGTAAGCCAAACAACCCCCGTCAGGCAACTTCTTATGGTAGCCCTCAAAGGGCTTGATCAGCCCTTCTGTGGAGAGTTGAATAGCTTCCTTCATTTCTGGTACTTCTCAATGCTTCTTCCGACAAACCAGAATGTCAGGCACATATTCAGCATTGCAAAGTCATCAGCACTCCAGCCCTTCAAAACCACATCTTGCCAAGGAGCGCCAGAACTAAGCGCAATCCCTAGCCCTGCAGCCTTGACTGTGGCGTACATGAAGAACAGCGCCCAGGTGATGCCGGGGCGGACAAGCGCGGAGACGGCTGAGACAAACCTGCCTGCTTCCTTGGCGGTGGTGGACTGCTCTTTGAAGGCTTCCTGAATGGCTTTGAGCTGTTCTGTGGAGTAGTCCACGTACTTCTCTTCCATGCGGAAGTTACCCTTGACCTTCTCAAGGTCGGTCTGCAGGGTGAACATTGCAAGCTCATGCTTGCGCTCGTTGCCTTTGTCAAGGAACTTCAGGACTTCAGGCGCAAGCCGGAACAGCCCACCGAAAATGGAGCCAAGCAAGCCCCCGCCAACAAGTTCAAGCATTTACTTCTCCAGCAAGAAAGTCAGGTTCTTGTGCTTGGGGTACGTCACTGTGCGTTGACCCTCGGGGCACTTGTATGTGATCGTTGCAAGCAGCGTAGCCGTCCCAGGTGTAATTTTTTCCTTGGTCGAGATTGTCAGTTGATACGTGAAGGTGTCAACCTCTGGACTTGCGGGGCCGGTGAACTTAGACATGCTCGGCGTGGCTTCGTGGATCATTCCCGAAGCATCACGCACAGTAGGCAGAAAGCCTTCTACCGCGCAGTCATCGCGCCGCTTGATGCGGGCGACTTGTACGGTTATGGGAGTGCCAATCTTGGCGGGTTGGATCTTGAAGTGTTCCGGTGCCCACTCAAGAATTGGCTTCTCCGTTGACCACCACCCAAACTTGTCTCCAGCCGTAAAGCCCCCCACCGCCAATGCAAACGCAGCGGTGCAGAACTGAACAACCGGAGTGAGCTTGGGGATTTCCATATTAGCCGCTCAAGCTAGCGGGCTCGGGTGCCGTGATCTGCGCTTCAGCTTGCGCCTTGACCTTCATGAATACCGGGTATGCGGCGTCCAGCGGCAGCTTGCCCAGGCCAGCGAGAAGCACGTTCATGTCGTTAATAGACAGATCCGTGAGAGTGATATTGGGTTCGTTCATGGGTTGCTCCAAGGAGTTCCAGAGGCGTGGGTGGGGTTGAGCTGCGCGTCGATCTGCGCCTGCACAGCAGCCTCATGCGCGGCCACGGTGTCAGCGCCCATTTCGTCCTTGACCCACTGAATGACGGTGGCTTCGGTGAGTTGGTCGTAGGGGATGAAGTCAGGGGCGTTGTGATCTTTGTGCGGCAGACTGATCGTGCCGTAGACGGACGCAGAGGCGGCACCGTCGGTTTTGGAAACGCGCCAGTGGGCGGTTTGAACGCAGCACTCGGGCAGGGTGTAGTCAAGAGAAGCGATGGACCAATTCATGTTGTTTCCTTTCAGTTGGATTCGAGAGCGGCCACACGGGCGCGGAGGGATTGGATTTCCTTGATGAGCATGGGCACCAGCTTGGAGTAGTCCACACCCCATGTCTTTTCTATTTCGTCGCCATCGTCGCCTGCGGTAACTGCTTCGGGAGCCACCGCATGCAGGTCTTGGGCAATCATGCCGTAGCGGGTATGCCCGCCAACTTTCCAGTCGTGCTGGACAACGTCAATGGCGTCAATTACCGCGCCAGCATCATCAGCAGGCTGAATGTTTTCTTTGAGGCGGCGGTCTGAGGAAGTGGTGTAAGAGGTTGTTGATCCGTTTGCGGAGATAGAACCAACTGTCGTATTGGCAAGCCTAAAATCCGCAAAGAAATCCGTGCCGCTTGTGTAGTTTGATTTGTTGTAAATGGAGCTAGTAACGCCAGAATTTTGTACGGCATAAAAACTACCATCAGACAAAAACTTTAACCCATTTACAGTAATTGCTCCATTCGTCGTCCCCACCAGCAAATCCCCCCCGCTGGTGATGCGGGCGCGTTCGGTGGTGCCGCCTGCGTTAAACGCCAAAAATCCCGCAGATTCGACAACTATATCCGTTGAGCCGCTACCACTACCCGCAGCGTAAGTGGTAATAGCGCCAGCAGCCGTTCCGGCACTGTTGCGAATTCCCAATCCACCGCTTCTGGTTGCAGTTGCATAAGAGGTAATTGTTGCCGCATAAACAGAAGTACCACCAACAAGCAAATTCCCACTCGCATCCAGCGTCATCGCCTGCGTGAAGCTGATCGCGTTGCCTGCGGTGCCGGAGGGGGCTACACCCCAACGGTGTTTGCCCTGAGCCAAGGAATAGTACGTGGCGGTATCCGTGGCTCGATAGATGAGATTGCCTGATGAGTTAATGAAAGCGTTGTAGAGCAAATCGGCAGCATTGCTTCCACCAATTATTCCAAGCGAGTTTCCAACCTCAAGGGCTTTATAAGCGGATTGCCAAGCACTCGGCGTCACCCCCAAGCCGAGGTTGCCGGAGGAGTCAAGCAACACTCCAGTTGTGCCGCCGTATTTCAGCGTTACGGTGCTTCCATCAAGAGTCAGCGGAGCATACGCAGCACCGCCTGACGTAACCGACCGAATGCTTGGGCCACTGTTGCCGGTAATTGCCCCGGACATTTGGAGTTCAGTTGACCCGCTGGAAATAACTTTGACTGCCCACTGGTTTGTTGTCGTGTGCGTAAAGTTGGCAATGACTGAAGTAGATGAAACATCCAGCTTTGCACCCGGCGAACTCGTCCCAATCCCCAGACCTGTGGAGGTCAGGCGCATTTGTTCGGAGCCGCCAGCAAACCACCTTTGAAAAGTCGTAGCAGAAGAACCAAAAAAAATAGGAATTGCTGGAAGGCCACCA